AAGATACTTGAAGCAGGCATGAAGAATCTCTGCCACTTCATCATCATAGAATTGATCAATCTCATCGTGAGAGTGAGCAACACGAATCTTTTTCTTGTTGAACACAGCTTTGGTGCCAACAAAGAATGTACCAGTTGCAGGATCAGTTCCCCATACAATTGCAGGAGAACCGTCCATCTTCACAGAAATGTGTGAAGGATTGTAAATAAGGTCAATAGCAGACAGATCACCAGTCAGAATAGAATCTTCAATGTGTTCGATGTGCTTGTTCTGCATTGGGTCCGTTTCCTTTACTTGATTATTATAGACGATTGCCTTGCGGTCTGGGGAACTCATCGCCCAGTTCGGGAATTGGCCTGTGACCTAGAACTGCCTCCAATGCCGCAACGGCATGATCCTTTCTTTTACCGTGATAATCAATCAGATCTTGAATACAATCACGAAGATCCTGATAGAATACATCAATACTTTCTACGTCACCATTCGCTCTACCTTCATTGAGATACTCATCGATGGATTCAGCTAGACGACCCTTACGTTGCTCTTCAAAAGATTGATTTGAGGGAATGAATGGGGCATTTTCAAAACCGCTATTGTATGGACTGTTCATAGTAGAAATCACTGCTTACAAAAAGGCATGTACAACTCAGATTGATGTGGATGTTCATGGTCTACGACAAGACCAGGGATGAATGGGTGGCCAAATTCCCACAAAACAGTGGCTACAAGACCAACAAATAGATACTTCATTTGACTAAGAATTGTTTTTCATAATTTAGCAAATCTTGAGGAACGATATCTCCAACATTGCCATCATATTCTACAGCATCTTTCCATTGTTGTCCAACCTTCTCATACAATTTGATGCTAAGATGCTTGTACTTTAGATTGGTGGGAATATAAACCTTGTAATTACTTCCATCATTATCTGTCAACATACTCAACTGCTTGTTCTCATCCTTGGTGACACATACTGTGGTTCTTGCCAGATTGAACAGATTCTCAAAGTTTTCATAATCTTTCAGATACACATCTGGATTGTCCATAATCATCCTGGCGATGAATTGTGGAGACAAGCAATGATCATCTGTACGCTTTTTTGAGTCATTCAGTGCTTCTTCACTGATCAACCCAGTGCGATTGTATCCTGAACAGAACACAAGATCATAGTAGATGCGCGTGATTGGACGAAAATAGTCAGGATCATTCCATAGCTCCGCGTTGGCACAAAGTGCATTGAAAGCAGCGCGGCAATAAACTCTCCAGTCTTTCATTTGTTTGTTTTGGGATAAGCAAGAAAGTAAATGCTATTCAAAATATCATTGTATTCTTCATAAAATTTACTACCTACGACCTGACGCTGCTGATCTTTACGAACAGCGTCAAAAATAAGTCTCCAGTGGCGCTGATTAAATTCGATCATGATTCAAGCTCCTTGATAGTATGCATTACGGTAAAGATAACCACCAGTCCATTCACAATTCTCAAGCACAAATTCACGTTCTTCAATGATCAAGAGGTTGAAACGAACACCTTTAGCTGGTGCTTTGATTGATGCTGGTTTGTAGACCTCACCAGTCTTCTTATCAATGAAGGCATGAATTGAATCACGCCTACCATCGATAGTCATAAAAATCTTGTGATACTTACGACCCACGGAATCAAGATAGAATCCATAGTTGCTACCAGTTTGTGGCGCAGTCTGTGTGAGTGCATCACAAAGCATCAGACAACACTTAGTGACATTCAGTTGAATGGTATTTCGAGCGTCCATCTGAGCAGTGTGTTGTGCTAGTGTTGCAGTCATGTGGTGGGTCATCCCTCTCAACTTGGCCAATATACATCGGATCCGTGCCTATGGCAAGCGATTAGACCAGTTCAAGAATTGGTTTTCTTGCGGCGGGCCCTCTTGACAGGTGCTTTAGCCTTTGTTGTCGTTTTCTTTGCAACAGTGGGTGTCTTGATCGCTTCTGCTTTTTTCGCTATGGGTTTTTTAGTTTTTGTTACTTTTGAGGACGATACCTTGCGTTTGGGTTTCTCTTCTGGTTTTAATGAGGGATCTTTATATCGGACATCAACTTTTAGACGTGGTTTCTTTACCCTATCATATTGTTTTTGCATGTGCTCATGGCATTCAAACCATGCTATCTTGTTTATCTTTCCTTCAGTCCATTCCATACGAATAGGAAAAGTTTCATATGGAAACAGTTCTGCAATCTTTTCTTTACTAAGGCGTGACATTAATATATTTTCTGAAGATTTTATTGCATTTGTTTCTAAAATGCGTATACAAAGAATTGTTGAAAGAGATTAGATCATCATGGTCACGATCATGCATATACTTCTCAGACATCATATCATAGTATCTCCAGGCCCGCAAATCTTCTATGTCTGTTATGACTGATGTTGTCCAAAATACAACTGCATATCTATCACCTCTAGTGACTTCATTAACACGATGAGGAGTACCAGTCTCATATGTAATGGATTCTCCTGGTTTAAGTTTAAAACTTTTCTCTTCACCATCTACTAGTAGAACAAGTTCCCCACCATCATAATCATCTGGATTACTTAAAAATATAGTGGTACTAAAATGGCCGCATTTTGGTTCATCAAAATGTGGTTTATAATACCCACCCTTTGGTGTCCTACTTACAATTGGATCAGAACTCATGAATGCATAAGTATACTTCAAAAAGTTCTCATGTGAATCAAGAACATAATGAACAATAGATGGGTCTATTTCACATTCCAGATTTTTCTTTACTTTATGCAAATCACCCCTTACGGAGTCATATGTTTTCACTCCATCTTGCCATTCAGCATATTCCAGTTCATTGAAAATTGTTTTGACTCTGGAAGCAGAGAGAATTTTACACGTAAAATAAGACATTATACAAACCAAGTTACGATAGAATATCGAGTGCCAGATTCAACTGGACAAACTCTATGTGGATAAAGAAACGTCGCTGGGAATATTACCATTGAGCCGGGTTCAATTTTCATTTTATGTCTCCCACCCCAAAAATGCAACTCCCCTCCTTCATAACCATCATTTAATCCAAGAATTGCTGTTAGTGCTCTATTAGTCGATGTTCCATGATCAACATGCTCAATGTATTCACCACCAGCACGATATCTTAACATTGTATATCCTGAATCAGTTTCAATGGTCAAGTGCTTGAATCTGGATGCATAATCATTTAGTTGAGCATTGAACAGTTTGAATAGTTTATCATCCAATTCCTTTTCTTTAGGCCCTCTTTCAGTTGAAATCTCAATTAGATCACACTTTCTGGATTTTGATGATTCATTCTTGTCTAAGACATCACCAGTGGTTAATGCTGGTTGCCATAACGAACTATTATCATCGAAATAGTTCATCATTTCTTGACAGTCTTCTGGTGAGAAGATATTTTTGTAGTAAACAATACCATGCATGAAATCATCAGCATATTGTTTTTCGCCCGTATAAATGTTTTCCATTTCTGTCTTAACGTGTGGTGGTGGTCTCCAACCCATTTTAACATATTCCTCAGATACTAGACATCTCATCAATGATTCATCAATTTGACCCTTGTTAGTATCTCCAGCACAAGATGCAGCTGCACCGTCTGCTCTCACATAATGTAAAAATACTTGAGAGCAAAAAGTACCCTCAAATTTATCTCTCCAGTGTGGTGAATAACATCCAAGAAATACAACACCATCGCCTGGTTGCATTACTACTTCTTGTGGTTCATTATTATGATCACAAATGTAGATTGGCCAATCAGCATCTGCATCCAAATTTACAGAGACTGTTAACTCACATGCTGGTCTATCTGTATGCTTCTTTAACTCTTCTGCATGTGAATAGATCCTACTATATGCATAGGTTGGTAGAAGTTGAGTCTCAACAGTTACAGAAAGATCGTTAACTTTTTCATGTAATAGTTCTACTGATCCATCATGATTGTATACGCAGGCTGAGTTTGGTGCCTGACTATCACCTTTGTACTTGTTTTTTTCATGATCCTTTTTGAGTTGATTTGACAACTCTTTTGCAGATTCAATATCAATAAAATTAGGAATCAGCAAGTAGTTATTTTCAAGTAATAATTTATTCATCAATCAACTCCATGAATCCAACCTGTGCAAATATATTTCGTCTCTGACTTTGGTGGATATCCGCGATGTGTATATGTCCATATAGCTGGAAATACCAGCATTTTTCCAGTCTCTGGTTGTATTTTTGTTCCATCAACAAATTCAGTATATCCTTCATCATGGATATCATTCAAATACCAGATAAATGTAAGATATCTTGGGTTGCCATTACCATCGTCAGAGGAAAAAGCAAAATCATGGTGCCAACTATAGAATCCTCCTGGTTTTGTTTCTTGAATTTGATACCCTTGATCTCCCCAATCTTGGCAATACTGGGGTATACCCATGAATTTATGCATATCACAATACTTTTTAAAATATTTTGATACACTGGCACAAAATTTATTATCTTCTTCTTCCCAATCTGGTTTCGTGGATATCACCAGATCCGTTGACACTTTCAAATTTTCATTTAATCCAGAGCCAACTATTCCAGGATATTTTCTATCATCAGTCTTGAATTTTTCAATACAATGATTACAAAATTCTTCGTCTAATGCATTCGGAAACTCAGTGATAAAGTCAGAAAACTTATAATTAGGGGCATCAGCATGTTGTATCATAAAATCAAGATTAATGGATATGCATTACTCCATTTGCATGGACATGCGGCATTGATGAGTTATATAGGTGCATTTGTCCATGTTGAATACCAGCACCCAAAAGTCCAAAGAAAACTAAAACTGGCACATACTTAATGAATTTCATATGGTGAAATACTTATTTCAGAAATTATTTATATTCGTAAAAGAATCCATTGTTAGTTGTGTAATGTATGTTACCTATACCAGCTTCTTTGAGTGCTAATGCACATATAGGACAGGGTTTTGCCATACGAAGTTCATCATGATTATGACCACCCAACCTTGCAACAACTATTGTATCTGCATCCTCTTTACATTTAATTAGAGCGGCAATCTCAGCATGAAGATAAATTTTCTGATGCAATCCAACACGTTCGGCAAACTTGGCTTGTATTGGATGTGTTTTTGATTCAAGGTTAGTTGCAGTACAAAGCACTCTATTTTTATTGAGAAGAATTGCTCCTACTTGCTTTTTAGATGATGAAGATTTAGCGGTCTCAATCACCAGATCGTAAATATTATCTGATAGCATTAGCGGCGCACCACAGAAACAGCGGGTTGCCCTTCATTGAATACAGTATTGACAACTGCCTCAACGCTCCTTGCAGTGCTAAGGCCCACCTTATCAAACACTGGCACACATACTAGACCAAAAGTCTTCTCAGCGCCTCCTAGACGTATTACACGCCCGATTGACTGACTGATGCCAATAAAGTCCATATTACGCATGAATAGAACTGCTTCAAGTCCTTTTACATTGATACCTTCGGACAAGATAGAGTGATGCATTACAACAAAACGAGTATCATCCTGACCCCACTGATTCAGTGTCTTGAAGAACTCCTCACGGGAAACTTTGATGCCGTTGATGATAGCACCAGTCTTGCTGGTAATATACATCCAGTTATAGCCACGTTGCTGAAGTTGCATCGTGAAATCAGATTGACCGATGAGACGAAGAATCTGTTTGGTAGAACGTGCTGCAATCAGAATTTTGTTGAGTGAGTTTGCATCAATCGTATCCAGCAGATTCTTGTCATCAGATAATTTGAAATCACCCTGAGGTAATTGATGAACAACAACCTTAGGAGGAAGAATGTAACCTTCCTCAACCAGTTTTGGTGCAGGAACATTACAAATTACCTGACCATAAACTTCAGGATCGTTCATTCCTGGTTTGAAAATAGTAAGAGAATGCTTAGGAGTAGCAGTGAAGAAGTAGCAGCGATCAGCATCAGCAGAAAAGTGCTCCGTAGCAGGGAAAAAGTTACGCTGAACCGAGTTATGTGCTTCATCAAAGTAAATCGTATTGACTTCAATGTCTGCCTCTACAAGACGATGTAATGAATGATATGTAGTGAAGATGATGCAGTTCTCACCAGCCGTCCTGGCACAGTTGTTGAACATTGCAATCTTTTCAGGTTTAGTAGTGCTGAAATGCTGAGTTTCACCACTATGAACGTGCATGATATGAGTGTAAGAACTGTCAATCACCTCCATAAACTCCTTGCAGAGTTGATCAGCAAGAAGAATACGAGGAGCGACAACAACAATAGTAGAGCCATTGTCGATATACTTTTGATTCTCAATGATATCGTGAATCATGCACATTGTTTTACCACCACCCGTGGGGATGATGACCTGACCCTTGTCGTATGCCAGCATCGCATTCAGTGCCTTGTGCTGGTGTGGGCGAAGGGTGGTGGTCATGCTCTCTTGCGTTGATATAGATATTATAGCAGAAAAGGGGCCCCTGTGAAGGGCCCCCCAACCAGTTTGCAGATTGTCACATGGACTCAGGGTTGAGTCAGAGTGAGGCAATCAGCAGTGGATCTAAACTGAATAGAATTGCCGTACATATTGACGATGTTCTGTTCAGTAGGACGACCCTTATCATTAGGATCGGGTTTGATATACTGCGCTTTGAATCCAGCCAACTTGACTTGAATACGAGATTCATCAAACTCACCACAATCATCAAAGATACTCATAGCAAACTTCACCCAAGTCTCTTTCTGGTCATTCCAATCAGCAATGAACTTACTACGAAACTCTTCAAGATCGTCTACACGATTCTGAGAGTATCCAATCACATAGACGGGTACATTGTACTTGACAGAGTTGCTGATAGCACGAGCCCATACAGACTTGTTGTTACCAGAACCAGAGCAATATACAATATAACCCTGTGCCTGAATCTCCTCTTTAGAGCGACCTTCAATACCTTGTTTAGCAAGGTTTTGAGCAGCAATGAAACCATTCAAGGTGTTCTTGCCATGTCCAGTAGAATTATAAGTACGGAAGTTACTGAAAACTTCACACTCACTATAGGAAGCCTTCTTGATCTTGCTACGTTGCGTTACAGTACGATCAGCAGCAATGATATCAACAAAGGCATCAATAGAATCTTGAACATTCTCAATTAGACCACGCTCTTTAGCGTTGACAACCTCTTTTACATAATCAGGGATCTTTTGATCCATCTGAGGATTGCTGTGGTGATTACTTACATTACGAGCAACCACTTCAGCATACTCATCTTCATACTCATAAATGTCAAAAATATAACACTCTTGACCTAGATTGTTCAAAGCACCATCACGATTATAACCAGATTGTGCTTTTAGTGAATATACGCTGGTGCTTTGTGAGTCAAAACAAGCAATAGGAGGTTGTGACTCTTTACGATAACCAACAGTATTGAAGTTGTTGGTCAGATTATTAACGTGCTCAGAATCATTGTTCTTATCACGAGGCTGTTGTGCTTCATCATAACGAACAAACTGACGTGGGATGATATAACGTCCCATGAAACAAGCACCAGAATAGTCTTTGGGTGGTGCAGTCTCTAAAGTTTCTTGCAACATTTCTTCGGTTAAACCGAGTGGATTGTTACAAGTAAGCAGAACTTTTTGCCACATGGCAAGAACTTCTACAGAGATGTTGATAGTAGGATTCATTTAATGAATTTAAAGAACGTATGACCTCGGGAGTTGAACTCCTGTCCCGATCACTTGGCTAATATAGGTTAGATCGCCCCACCTGTCAACCCTTTATCCAATCTTTTTTGAGTCTCACCCCGAGAACCCTCTTACATAACTCAAGAGATACCTGTTGTGGCCTACCTTTCCACCCATACCATTTAGTTTTCTTTCCTACATCATATGGTGGATTTTCTTTCACTGACCAGTATTGTTCTGCCGTACAATCATATACAGTCTCACCATGTTGTAGCCACCAGTGTTTTTCATCACGATAATCTACACCACTATATGATACTAACTCATCACTATCGATAAGAAAACATAATGCCTGTGTTGAATGATAGCAATGACCATAGAATCGATTGACTCCTTTATCAGTAGGATACATCAATCTCTTTCCTTTCAAAAGATCTACAGTGAGTTCTTTTTGAATAAGACTCATTACTTCTTCAATGTCATAAAAAGACCAGGGCTCAAACTCTAGAACCCTGGTCTCTGTTATTTTATTTCCATCATAACAATGTCTTTCAATAGTCTTCATAAAGCCTAGTGACTCATATCATCCTGGACAAGCCAGATTATACACATATTTCAAGGTTTTGTCAAGTTCTTATGAACTAGTGATAGTTTCCCATGTAGTTCCATTAAAGAATTGCATCTTATTAAGTGTTGAGTTATAAAGCATTGCACCTGCTTGAGCTTGATCAAGAGTAAATATTGTTGAAGTTCCAGAGACGGTATCACTATCAACATTTGGAAGAATGGCAAACGATGATGCAGAATACCCAACATCAAGAACACCTCTTGCAGTATCAGCTAATCCAACTGTTAGATAACCGCCAATGCAAAGATCACTATTAAACGTGTTGATACCTACAGCATCATAACCGTCAGGTTCATCGACAAATATAGGTCCAGTTATTCTGCTGATAGATGCTATACCACCAACTTGTATATCATTGAATGAACTGATTCCAGTATTGGCTCTTAAGTTGGTATCTACACTGAATATAGCAGGTCCAGCAACTTCAAGAGTTGATGCAAGTGTTACAGCTCCTGCAATTGTTACCTCATCAGATATGTCAATGTTCTGAGTATTGACTGTGATTGTTGCACCAGTTCCAATGATTGCTGGTGAATCACCTGACTCATTCAATCTAAAAATAATATCACCAAAATGTTCAGTTCCACTAGCAAATGTAGCTATACCAGCAAATGTAGATACACCAGCGACTGTTAAGTCCGCCAATGTACTGACTCCAGATGAAATACTGATTGAAATATCTGCATCTGCTGCTCTTAAAATACCATTTACAGTGAAATCATTAACCGTAGTGATTCCAGTTGCTGTAAGATAATTAAAATCATTATCTAGAAGTAATGTTCCAGCAACATTCAGATCATTGAATGTACTGATTCCACTTGTGTTATTAATAACTGTGTTGTCTGGTAGGAAAATTACCCCATTAAAGAACGCATTAGAATTAACTGTAATATCATTCAGGATCTCTAAGTCGAATGCTGTTGCAATTCCAGAGGTTGAGTAATATGTCAATCCTTGATAAATTACAACATTGTCAGCAAACTCTGCTGCTTGTTGAACAAACAACGTGCCATTCAGAGTTGTTATACCAGTAACTTCTAATTTTGCACCAGGATTGGTAACACCAATACCCAATAATCCCCCATTCGTGAGGGTCATTATCTCAACATCAGAATTACCTTCAAGCCATCTAAAGTTGCCATTAAATGATGTGGAAGCATTACCAACGTGGTAAATGAAATCTCCATCGGCATAATTTGATAGAGATAGATCTTGATCAAAATATCTCAGTTCTACACTACTAACACCAATTCCAAGATCTCCACCAATATTAACAGCAGAATATCCTCTCTCGGTTACAACTTCTAGTCTTGCATCTTCTGCACCAAGAATAACAACTTCTGAAGTTTGTGCTACTGTTGTACCAATACCAATCTTTCCATCAGTTACATTAAACTCGATACCTTCGGCACCAACCTTAACATTACCATTGACAACTGTTAATATACCAACACTAATATCACCAGTTACATCCGCTCTAGTAACAGTAAATGCAATACCAGCATCAATACAGTTTGCAGAAACAAAACCAACTCTAATATCTGGTGTTCCCTGTAAACTTAAAGCAGTAGATGCAACAGCGGTTAATGATCCAGTTACCTCAGCATCAGTGAATGTTGAGAATCCAGATGAAATAATATCACCCCTAACATTTCCAATAACACTACCAATAAATCCACCCTGAGCCGTTAAGATTCCACTAATTTGTAAATTTTGCTCTAATTTAGTGTCTGGAATCAGAGGTATCTTATCTAGTTCTAATCTCGGTATTCTTGCTTGAGTTACAATACCAGAACTGAGTTCACTAGCATTTAAATCTACAAGGAGAGCACCATCTCCAACGAATCTGAATGCAGTCATTGCACCAGAAA